GTCCCGGGGAGGGGGATAGCTTTCCCCCTCGGTGCTAAACCTTGTAAAAGGTAAGGTTCAGCTCGATGAAAGACTTCCATCTCTCACCGAATGCACGCATCTCTGCGTGCTCGGACGGGATCCAGTCCCAACGCGAACTGAATCGGGTCCTAATTCTGGCTCGGCTACGCTCAGAAGAGCGAGTAGTAGCCTTCCCAGACCTAAGAGTCCCTGCCAGCGCAGCCAGCAAGACCGCAGAAGGGTTGTTAACCCAACCACGGAGCTTTGGAGGCTTAAGCTCGACATCGGTCACGTCGTGAGAGTTAGGTTGCTTGTATAGGAAGCGGTAGGAAACCCCGCCAGTATACTTGCTAACTTTTCTCTTTTCGACAAAGCGAAGTGGGACCTTTATTCCACAGTCATCCATCTCATCAAAAGGAACGGGCAAAATACGCTCGCCCCTCAGAAGGGAAGAAATGACCGTGGGCAAAGGTATCTCCCACTGCGCCGACCAACGATTGAGCCTGTTGATGGCAGAGTACTTGTCGCTAGATGTACGGAGAGTCTTGATATAAACTCCACGTACATTGTGGCCGGAAAAATAATCATGGCCACACGACTCGCGGAAAGGTCCTTCATTGAAGGACTTGTCTACGTTAACGCTAAAGCCACAAAGAGACAAAAGTCTGCAAATTAGGCCATAAGCCTGAGATCTACAGATAATGTCATCGCCAAAAACGGCGAAGTTGCCAAGCGAATGCCTAAAGGGCCTTTCAAAAGGAATAGAAAGTACCCGATAAGCACCGTAGACTAAAGACGCAAAAAATATCGTTTGAAGGGGAAAAGTAAACGCATTCCCCATCGATGATATCATATGCAACTCTACACTAGCTCCACCTGGAAGGGTGGTATAAGGGCTCCGGGTCATCACTAGCATGTCTAAGACATGTTTAGGGAAAAACTCGGTAACCAGACTAGTAGACATCGAATCTGAAGCAGATGACAGATCAATAGTACCGAAACTGCCATCGACGGATCCGAGCTGAGCAAGTCTTCTATTCTTATCAGGCTGTTTGCTTAGGTCGATACCACATGACCTAGCTAATAAGTCTTCAAGAACAGAAGCTATACCCTTCTGAAATAACATATTCAGAACGGGCTCAGTGCATATGGTGCGGCTTATTTCCGTTGTCTTAGGTACAAAACTAAGGCGACTACCCTGAACAACATCAGCTTCCCTAAACTTCGATCTAGTAGACTCAACGCTAGACCAAAGCGGGTTACATGATATTGCCTGTACGTATAATAAGTACAGTCGTCGATCTGTAGCTGACATATGAGAAGTACCAATCTTCGAAAGAAAATCGGTACTATAACTCCCTATGTTAGCACCGTTGCCTAACCCAAAACGATTGGAGACTTCAGAAAGTGTCAAACGTCTTAGACTACCGGACGTTTGATCATCTTGGTGAAAAAGGCGATAGATAAAATCCTTCGCCTCCCCAAGCGCAATAGATTCGGCCTCAGTACGACTGGAAGTGCCTGGTCTGAACTGTTTACACTGCTCGTTAATTTTTAAGAACAGTGATAAAGCATTAGAGTCGGCAGTTTCTTTTGGGCTGTCCATGAATTTCTTCATGAAAGCAGCACGTAGAGACTGCATGCTCTTCTGCTTTAAGCTCATATCAGGATAGGGACTAATCGCCCCATTCCATCCAGCCATTCGCAAATCGTGATCAAGGCAGATAGGTAACTCAACAGCGTAATCACGCATGCTTGCTCCTAGTCCCAAGACATAAAGAAGTGCGAGAGAAGCCAGAAAGCTAGTGTTAGACAATACCAGAAACTACGGTATCTCCAGCACCAGCAGACTGCTGACTCAAAGCACCAAAATGTGCCGATAACGCAGCACGTACATTTGGCGCGTCGGCAGTATCCGCTCCAGCAGGCAGATCAATAGTAGTAGTGATCTGCATGTTTTGGAAGGGCTGCCCGGCCAACGGCGTCACACCCTTGCGGGTGATCAGCTTAAACGTGTTGCGCGGGACGTCCTTTATGAGACCCGTCGTCGGGTTAGGTTTTCCAAGAAACCGGAAAACCTTTGGCCTGAAGAAGGTGATCGTAAAAGGACTGGACATAGAATGCGCGGTAACGCCGGTTTGCGTCCCACCAAGCGCAGTGACAGCGACCTGTTTCCCAGTAATATCAGGAGCAGCGTCAGTGACATGCGTATAGGTAGGGGACGTGAGCCCCGTCTGCGCCAAACCCGTTATCGGGCTTGTAAGAGTAAAACTCATGATTGATCCTCAAATAAGCAAAGCATCTAACGATGCCAATGCCGAGGGTTATGTTGCGGATGAAGAGCATTAGCTTGAGTTAATAGGGCGTCAATATTTGCAAGCTGACCCCCAGTTAAATCAAAATTGAACTGTAAAGTAGGCATACTCATACCTACATTTGCAGAACGAGTAAGGCTCTTCTGTTTGGCAAAGTGATGGCCTTGACTACCACTCATTGAGGCTTTCGTCCATCCCGATCCACCTGGCGCGGCTCCCCAAATCTGACGAAAAAGACCGTGTTTATACACGGTCTTAATCACAGTTTTGTTGACCCAAGCCAGATTTCTGGTACTAACGATAGAAGCATCAAGGATGTCACCAATATTGGTGAAGTAGTCAGCGAGAAAGCTCCAGGGTAAAAGTTCCCATGCAGCAGGTATAAAGTTCTGAGGCTCAAAGCCAAAGAGATCTTTATTCTGCCAACTAGGAGCGTTCACTCGAGCAATTAATGCACCCTTATAACGTACTTTCACGTTCTCTAAAAACCAAGAACTGACAGTGTGAAAAGTACAACCACTGTCATACGTGGATTGATAGCCCGGCCAATAAACCGTGCTTCGATCCTTCGTGCGATCGTATGTTTTAGATGCACTGGCAGACAGTTTTTGCGTCTGCACAGGTTTGACCAGTCTCTGATACGCTTTGACGGCATCGCTGACGTCATTGAGTAAAGGATTCCAGCCAAACGATTGCTCAAGCCACGCCGAACCGATGTCATTGAGCCACTTCTTCGGATTGGCACGCTTTCGTTTACGTAGCGTGTCAAGAAAATCCTTAGAGAGTGACCTAAT